AGGCAGGTGGTTTGGATTCTAAACAACGATTGTATCTAATGAGTAGTATGAATGATATCTTCTTCGTAGACACTCTTAAAACGAATTATGCTAAGTGTGTAACTAAACTGATTAATGTTCCCGATTTAAGTGGAAAGGAAGTTATTGAAAGAACCGATGAGCATAGAAGTATTAAACGAATTAGAAAATCTGAAAGTTATGAAGTTACCTATAATGAAGTAGATTATGTAATTGAAATTACCGAAGAAGGTAATGGAACCTTTACCAGTATTATGTATGGAGATAACTTTGTAATGGATTATATATTAGAGAAAGATATATTGGAATACTTTTACAAAAACAAATAATATTTATTAGTACTAAACTAATACTATTATGGCAAAACTGATTACGGGAAATTACAGAAAAGTAGCTACCAAAAAAAGACCTGGCGTTCACGCTAAAACAAAAACCTCTCGTTCTAAAAACGCTACCAATTATAAAAAACCTTATAGAGGACAGGGTAAGTAAATCCACTTTTTAGTTTATTGATATTTATATATTGAAGAAATATTGATAAACTAATTATGTCAACAGATTTTGAATTATTCCCAGGCAAAAACCTAAGTGGGTTGTTTGAGGATATCTATAACAACCAAATTAATAAGAAAAGACATATATCAGAGGTTATTGCCGAATTGAGAAAAATGATTAGGCATGCTGGTGATATGGCTATTATTGGTCCAATCATTAAAGACTTAATTGATACATCAGTTCGTAACGATGACCAATTAGTTAAGTTGGCAACTATTGCTCAAAGAATTATTGCATCTAATCAAAAATCAGAAGGAGATAGTGGTTTCCTTACTGACGCAGAAAGAGAACAACTACTTGCTGAAATTGAACAAGTTCAAGATGAAGTTCAGAGAATGGATGGCATTGAAAATGAGGTTGAGGAAATCAAACAAAAAATAGGAAAGTAATATGGCACTAAGTTCGGGTAGATTAACAAATGTACAATCAAATCAAGCATCGAGTCAAAAATCAAAAACACTTGGTGAAATAGCTATTGTATATAGTGTAGTATTAGATGCCGAACACCCATTAATTAAAGATGAAATTTTAAGTACCGCTGATGTTGGTTCAATAGAATGCAGACCTTTAGCATCAGTTCAGACGGATGAGTTGGTTGTAGCAAGACCTAAAAATACAACAAACATAACACTACCTATTAGGAACCAAACTGTACATATAGAGAAAGTTGGTTCTGATTATTTCTATGAAACAATTACAAAAGGATATTCACCAAACTCTGGTGCAGCATCTGATAGTATTAAAACAATGTTTCCTGCTAAACAAAAAGCAAAAGAAGGAAATAATTCAAAAGATTATAGTAACTCACAAAAAACAGGTATAGTAAAATCAAATTCTGAAGATGAGCAAGATGTTGAGGGGTTTGGTGATTATTTTGAAGGACAGGAGGGTATTCATAAATTAAAACTATATGAGGGTGATACTATATTTCAATCTAGATTTGGGCAATCATTAAGATTTAGTGGATATAATAATACTGAAAACGCATTTTCGCCAACAATAACAATTAGAAATGGTGAGAGCGCAATAAATAGATTAGAGGATGTAGATTTTATTGCAGAAGAAGATGTTAATAGAGATGGAACGATTATTCAGTTGGGTAGTGGTGAATACATTTTACCATTCCAGCCGGGTACTGTTGATGATGGTGGTACATCTGATTTTGAAACACAACCAACATCTTTCTCTGAATATCCATCTGAATTAAAAGGAGACCAATTACTTTTAAATTCTGGTAGAATTATTCTTTCAGCTAAAAACGCTGAAATGATTTTCTATTCTAAAAAGAATTATGGATTTATTTCAGATGGTACACTTTCAATTGATAACAAATTTGGTATAGAAGTAAATGTTGGTGATGATATAAATGTATTAACAAACGATAGAAGTATTAATTTAAATACTGGTAATGGTAATATTAATTTAGGAGACCAAGAATTAGAACCATTAGTTAAGGGAGATACTTTATTAGGATTAATGGAAGAATTGATAGATGCTATAACTCAGCAAGTTTATTTAACTCCATCTGGTCCATCTGCAACTGGGCCTACGAATATTGCTACATTTAATTCTATCAAATCAAAACTTAAAAACTTTTTAAGTACATTAAATACAACATCATAATGTCTTGGTCACTTTTCAAATCAAACATATTAAGACAAACTCAAAATGGAATGGATAACATTGATGATGTTGCATCCATTTGGGCAAGTGAATATGATAGTTGTATAAAGAGGGGGTTTGATGTTTTAAATCAAGTTCCTATTCAAAATGGTAATAAAGCAGTAGCGGAATCATTATTTAAATTAGGATTATTAGCTGGTAGTGTTGCAACATCTCCATCGTTTTCTTTATTAAATGAATTTGGAAAGGGAGTAGTTGCATATTGGGGTGGTGCTGTTATGAAAAATTTTCCAATACCACTAATACCTGCACCTGGTTCTATACAAAATATATCTGTAACATCAAATTTGGTTGTTAATCCCGGAGTTTGGACACCACTACCACCAACACCACCAAATAATTCAGCATCTTTAATGATAGACCAATTTGTTGTTGCAGCAACAGTTCATTTATTATCAGTTTCTGGCGTAGTTAATACAGTATCATTATACCCAGCTGTACCCTCACCAATACCTGGACCTGGTGTATTACCTTGGACTGGATATACAATACCCGGCTAAAAATTAAAAAAACCTAAATCAAATATTTATAGAGAAAGGAAAACATTTTAACAATGGATACTGATAAATTAGTAAAAGCAATACAAATAATTGTAAAAGAAGAAATAAAGGAAGTTCTCCCTAAATTGGTAAAGGAGGGGGTTAAGAGAGAAATGGCTAAATTGTTGAAAGAAAATAAACAATTAAGAGAAGCTCTTAAACCACAAAAACCTCAACAACCAACTTTTATGGATAATGAACCTATGGTAGAACAACAAGTTCAACCACAAAGACAATTTAGTTCTAATCCGGTGTTAAATGAGGTGTTACAACAAACACAACCATTTAATTACAACAAAGAAATGCTGGTGTAGGTACAATTCCATCTTATGCTGGAGCACCAACCGAAGCATCATCGGGTACATTGAATTTTAATTCAACATCAACTCATACATTAGGTGCACAAAATATAGCACAACAAATGGGTTATGGTGATATGGCAATGCCTGGTCAAAGACAGGGATTGGGTGTACAAACTGGAAACGCTGGGTTAGATAAAGCACTAAATAGAGATTATAGTGGTCTTATGAAGGCAATGGATAAAAAGAAACAACCTTGGAGACCGGGAATGGATAGGTAATAAATTATGGCAGTTGAGTTAGGTTCAAAGATTGTAAAGGATACGAAATCATTTAATGATTACGCAATCGGTATTACCCTACCATTACAATTTGGTAGTAGTACCTTCAATCAGAGCTTTAAAACAATTGACCAAGCAAAATCTAACATTAAAAACCTTTTACTTACTAAAAAAGGTGAAAGGGTTTTACAACCTGAGTTTGGGAGTGGTTTGCAAGAATTATTGTTTGAACCAAATGTAGATGATTTTGAAGAGAAAATTGAGGATACAATAAATAATGCAATTGAAACTTGGTTACCTTATGTTACAGTAGAAGAAATTGATATTGAATCAACTGATGAATTAAGAGATAATAATAGAATAAATGTATCTCTAAAATTTAGAGTTGGTAATGATGTTAATCTAAATGAATTAACATTTTTAGTTCAGGGATAATAAGATATGGCAATTACAAAAACAACAAAGAATTTCAAAAATAGGGGTAAGGATATACAATACCTCAATAAAGATTTTGCTCAATTTAGAGGAAATCTAATTGAGTTCGCTAAGACTTATTTCCCAACTACCTATTCGGATTTTAACGAATCATCTCCTGGTATGATGTTTATTGAAATGGCATCATACATTGGTGATTCCCTTTCATATTATATTGATGACACCTTAAAAGAATCACTAATGGTTCATGCTGAGGATATTGAAAATGTATTAGCACTTTCACAATATTTGGGATATCAACCAAAGGTAACATCACCCGCTGTAACAACTCTTTCTGTTTATCAATTGGTACCATCCGTTGGTAGTGGTGTAAATAACACATACGATACTACATATTTTCTTAGAATTAAAGAAGGTATGCAAATTGAATCAACCGAAAGCGGTGTAATATTCACAACAACAGATACTTTAGATTTTTCTGATGAAACCGATAGAGAAATAACAGTTTATGAAAGAGATTCTGTAACTGGTGAGATAACATATTATTTGGTAAAAAAATATGTACAAGCTATTTCTGCTCAATTCCAAACACAAACTTTTGATTTTGAATCATACAAAGCATTCCAAACCATAAATTTAACTGAAACAAATGTTATTGATATCTATGATGTAAGAGATTCAAATGGAAACAAATGGTATGAGGTTCCTTACTTAGGGCAGGAAATGGTTTATGTGGATTATCCAAACACAGAAACAAATGACCCAGACCTTTATCAGTTCAAATCAACAGTACCATTTGTTTTAAAAACAATAAAAACTCCAAGAAGATTTGTTAAAAGAGTAAATAGTGATAGTACAACAACACTTCAGTTTGGGGCTGGAGACCCAACTGCATCTGAAGAAAACTTAATTCCTAATTTAAAAAATGTAGGACTTGGTTTACCTAATTCTGTAAATAGAATGAACCAACCATTAGACATAGACCCTACAAACTTTTTAAAAACAAAAACTTATGGAACATCACCAACAAACACAACACTTACCGTAAAATACTTAGTTGGTGGTGGTATTCAATCAAATGTTGGTAAAGGTGAACTTACAAGAATAAAAAATGTTGAATATGAGGAGGATACTCAATTATTTACCTCACAACAATTATCTATATATAACAATATAAAAACATCGGTAGCAGTTGATAATGAAGTAACTGCAGCTGGTGGTAGAAATGGTGATACTATTGAAGAAATCAGACAAAACGCTTTAGCTATGTTTGGTTCACAAAATAGAGCGGTAACCGCAAAAGATTATCAGGTTAGAGCTTTATCACTACCACCAAAATATGGGGGTATTGCAAAAGCATACGCTACCGCAGATGGTTCATTGGATAATAATTCACCATCATCTATATTAGCTTCTCCAAAAGCTCTTAATGAGTTTACTGATTTGGTGATGAGTTTTGTGGAAAAACCTGATACCGAAGAACCAAATAGAAAATCGGTTCAAGAAGAAATTAGAAAATATCTAATTGGTAAAACATCAAACGATAACGAAAAGAATAATCCATTTGCAATTAATCTTTATTTATTGGGATATGATTCTAATGGTAAATTAGATGTATTGAATAGAGCAGTAAAGCAAAATTTAAAAACATATTTGGAAGAATATAAGATTCTAACAGATGGTGTTAATGTTTTAGATGGATTTATTATCAACATAGGAATTGAATTTGAAGTAATTACTTATAAAAACTATAATAAGAGTGAAGTTGTAGCTGATTGTATTCAAGAACTAAAAGATTATTTTTTAATAGATAATTGGACTTTCAATAATACAATAAATCTTTCCGAATTGGAATTGGTATTAGCTAATGTTGAAGGTGTTAGTTCGGTTTCAAAATTAAAAATCGTAAATAAATGCGGTGGTAGATATTCATCAAATTCATACAATATAGATGCGGCTATTAAGAATAAGATTTTATATCCATCTTTAGACCCATCAGTTTTTGAAGTTAAGTTTCCAAATTCGGACATTAAAGGGAGAGCAAGATAATGGCATACTATTTCCTTACAGCATCAAAAGATGCATCGGTTTACTTACAACAACCTGACCAAAATTGTGGTCTGGATGAAGTATTAGAAGTAAGTAAGGTTTACTATGGTAACATCAAAGATGTATCCAGAGCACTCCTTAAATTTGAATTACAAGGACTTTCACAAAGTATATCAGATGGTGATGTTACTTTATCTGAGGCAACTTTGATTTTAAAGGAAACTGAATCAGAAGAGTTACCACTTTCATTTGATTTAGAAGCATATCCAATTTCACAAAGTTGGGAAATGGGTAACGGTACTCGCTTTGATGATATATCAACAGCTGGTGTAACTTGGAATAATAGAGAAGGTGATAACACTGTTATGTGGTTAGACCAAAATACATTTGCAGCTGGTTCTACTGGTTCTTATGCTGGGTTGGGTGGTACTTGGTACACCACTCCACAAGGAATTCAATCGTTTGAATACAAAACCATAGATGTAAATATGAATGTTAAATCTATGGTACAAAGTTGGTTGAGTGGTTCTATTCCAAATGATGGATTAATTGTTAAATTGCCATTAGATAAAGAAAGTGATACAAATGATTATGGTATTTTAAAATTCTTTAGTAAAGAAACAAATACAATCCACCAACCAAAACTTAGAATAGGTTGGGATGATACATCATTTAGTACTGGTTCATTGACAGAACTAACATCCGAAGAAATAAAAGTTGGAATTAGAAATTTCAAAAAAGAATATAAGGTAAATACAACTCCAAAGTTAAGAGTAGTGGGTAGAGATTTATATCCAATTAAAACATTCTCATCAACGGCTCAATATGGTATCAGTAAATTTTTACCTACAACATCATATTATCAAATCTCAGATTATCATAGCGATGATGTAATAGTACCATTTTCAGATTACACAAAATTAAGTTGTGATTCTGATGGAAACTATTTCAATCTAAACTTAACAAATTGGGAAGTTGATAGGGTTTATAAAATTGAATTCAAAGTGGTAATTGGAGGAACTTCATACTTCTTTGATGAAGATTATACATTTAGTGTAATAGGATAATATGCATAACGCTGGATTAAAAAACGAAGAGTATGTAAGTAGATTGCAGGTCAGCGGTTCTAACGCAGTAAAGCGTAAGAACGAAGCTGGTGTGAATCTATTTGAAAGCTCTGACCTATCGGATGGTGTTATACCTGGTAAATTAGTTAGACCAAAGTATAATGAATCTGAATTGGTTAAGGCAATAGATACTCGTATCTTTGAATTAATTCCACAAGAAGTACCACAAGGACCAGCTATGGTTCTTCGTACCATTTATCAAGAAGCATTAGATGAAATAGATGGATTAAATAGAGATAAAGTAAATTTGCAGAATCAAATTAATTCTTTAAATTCTGAAATATCTTCTTTAAATGCTACACTTCAAAATTTAAGAATTCAATTGGATGGTGAGGTATTAAAAGCATCTGTTGCCGAAAACCAAGCTGAAGCAGCTGCAGAAACTGTAGCGGATACCACTTCTGATTTATCTAATGCAGTTCAAAATGCAACTCAAGAAGCAATTCAAAGGGTTTCTTTAACTGCACGAAATCAAGCACTAAAAGAACAAATCAATGGTTTGTATAAACAAATATCTGGATTAGAAGAGCAAGTAAGTGGTGAAACAGCAAAAAGAGCAAAAACATCAAATGCCGTTGCTAGTGGTGCTGAATTATTGGGTGATGATGTTATTATTAAAAACCTACAAGAGGGTAGTACTGGAAAAGATATCTCAATTACTTCAAATCGTAAAAGTGGTACGAGTTCCATTAAATTCCAATCGGGTCAAAAGTTTGAAATAGAAAATTTAGGAGCAAATACTATTAGTGTATCTATCAGTTTAAAATCCGATGCATCTAAATTTTTGAAAGTATCATCATCAAATGTTTCGGTACCGGCCGGCCAGAAAAAACAAGTAACATTTAGTGTAAACACATCTTGGTGGTCGAATGCGGCTCCTAAGAGAGCACTATTTAGTGGTGGGGCTAAAACATACGAAGGCAGCGTTACATTTAAAACAAGTACAGGTGATGAACAAACATTTAGTGCATCATTAAGAAAGAATAAAAAATCTTAACAATGGCAATAAAGAGTTTTAAAGAAATAGTAAACAACAAAGGATACAGAATTAGTTCTAAGGATAGAGCTATTTTTGAGCAGGGAAATGTCCAATCCTTTTTTGGATTTACTGATAATGACTTTATTGAATTTATTGTTTATGATGCAAACGATAACCAATTACCACAAGGTGAAAGTGGTAAATTAGTTAGATATATCACTTTAAATACACAAAATATAAATGATTATATCTTACTACCAGAAGGAACTTATTTTCAAGCATTTTCTTTTCCAAAGGAATATTTTATTGATGTTGAGAGATTATTGAGAGAGGCTGGATATAATAATGGTATTTTTAAGGTACAAATAACTCTATTAAATAAAAGAGTTGGATTTGAAGTTCCAAACGAAAAATTATGGGTTAAACAAATATCCCCATCAAGAACTGAAATTAAATTACTACCATTAAGAAACGAAGTTGCTGATAAAACTGATTTATTGAAGAGATTCAATGTAATGTTTTCTGGAGCAGAATTTAGAGATGATATTATTCAATATATTCCTGAATTTATAAACAAAGTAAATCCAGCTATCATAGATTCATTTATTCAATCAACTTATGGTAAATCTTTCTTTGAAGAATTGATTGAGGAATTTAATATAAAAGGATTTGATTCCCTTACTACAAAAATGTATAATAAATTTGTAGAAGCAATGCAATATGAGTTTACCAATCGAGTATCTAAAATAAGAGATGCTAATTATGGTAAACCTAAAAAAACAAAACCACCTTTACAAATTACTTTAAAAACTGTACAGGGTATTGCTGAAAGAATTTTAGTTGAAGCTATTGAATTTTATTTACCACAAAGAGTGATTCAAAGTAAGACTAGATACGATGAGGTTTATGATGCTAGTGTGGATAAGGTAGGAACTGTATTACAACGAAAAGAAAGTGATAAGTTTATTCAACCAAAAGCACCTGTTGTTAAGAGAAAAATTATTAAAAAAGAAGTTGCTGAGGTAACTGAATTGGAAGTTAAAATTATTAAGGAAATTCCAAAAGAAATTCCTATTCCTGTTTTTGTTACACCAAAACCAAAACCACTTCCACCAAAACC